GAGGAGGTGGCGGCGGTGGCGGCGGTGCGTCTGGTTATAATAGTACCTACTGTAGTTTTAATTACAATTCTGGAACACAAAATTCTGGTAATGGATTCGCATCTGTTTATTATGATTTGCAAAATCCAGTAATTAATAGTTTTACTCGCAGTCCGACTGCAATTATTAGAGGTCAATCTTCTACATTAACATGGACTACAACATTTGCAAATTCTGCATCTATTAGTGGTATTGGTGCTGTTGCAGTTGGGTCTAACAAGACTACAAGTGTTAGTCCTAATTCAACTACAACTTATACTTTAACTGCATGTTTTGCTGGTATATGTGTTACTTCAGATGTAACTGTAACTGTATATATTCCCCCGGTTCTTAACATTTATTCAAATAAAGCAACTATGATTGCAGGACAAACTGCTATTATTTCATGGGATCATACTGGAGATGGAAGCACAGTTTACCACACTTCTGGCACTCCTGCAATTACAAATGGAAATACTAATAGTTTTACCAACCCAGCTTTAACTTTATACGATTCAACAACATATTGTGCTTATATCACGGGATTGGGGGGAACTAGTCCAACTGTCTGTGTTAGTATTATAGTATATCAAATACCAACTATATCTACATTTGAGGTTCCAACAGATATAGATTATGGAGATACATCTTTACCAATTGCATATAAATCTCAATTTGCAAATCTCACACATACCATAGAAATAACTGCTATTAGACTTACTGGTCCTAACACTGGTAGTATTCTTGAAGAAACCATCAATTTACCTCTTGCTGGATCTGCTGAACTTAATGCACCCAATACTATTTCTGAGGGAACATATTCATGGACTCCTACTTGGGGTGATCATGGTCCAGAAAGATATCAGATAAAATATACTGCTGCGGGAAATGGTGGATCTGTTAGTCCAAATTCTAAAATTACTACCGTAAATATCGATAGGATACCAGACAATCTGGATATTCCAGAGTCAAGAGATCTAATTAAAGATCAAGCTCCTGTTATCTCTCCAGATACAGAAGTTTTATCTGAACAGTTGCTAATCAATGATATTGATATTCCAGTAGAAATTAAATCTAATCATAGAATTAAGGTTCAAATTAATGATGATGATAATTGGGAAAATGTCAGAGAATTATGATCCTCTCGATAAATAGAAAGACTGGGACTGTACGTTAAACGAATGACATATACATTTGCTAATGATCCACTCTACGTAAGAGAAGGTGATTATGTACAGTTTAAGTTTAAGGCACCATCAGAGTGGGATACTACACTAACAGTTACCATCAAAATTGGTGATCTTACACAGTTCTGGTCTATCATTACTATACCAGAAGATTTTACTCCGGATCCTTTTCCATTTGAAAGGATTGATCCTGCGGAGTTGGATACAATGTATTATTATGGCGATGGTAATAGACCATCTGAAGCTATTATTAATGTTAGTGGATTGACTGAAACTACACAGGCAGAGGTTGAAATTAGTAGTACACTAGCAGTACCACCAGGAGATAATCCTTTAGATTATTATGGTGTAAGGATTGATTATACTGGTAATGGTACATGGGATACAGGATCAGCAGCAACAGATTATTATATTATTACTGAAGGTTCTTCTCCCCCTACAGTAGAAAATGGTGCAAGAATTCAAATTAAAGGTAGAACGGGTCAATTTGAAAATCAAATAACCGACGTTACTCTAAAGATTGGCAATTCTTTTGAACCATGGAGATTTAAGAACAAACCAGTTCCAACCAATAAACCGGAACCTTTTCCTGAGTTTAGTGAGCTTCTAGACCAACCACTAGGCACATATGTTTACACTACTGAAATTTTGCAAGTAAATGGATTGTTTGAACCAGGAGACATATTTGTAACTAATGGAGAATTTGCGTTATCGAGTAATGCAAATACAGTAACAGATGAGAATGGATATGAAGTATTAGCCGGTGTTACTTGGGTAGCTCCTATTAGTGGCAATCTTGCTATTGGCACTATATCAAACGGACAATATCTTCAATTAAGAACTCTTACTCCTGTTCAAGGAAATAGCAAGACAAATGTTGCATTAGGTATTGCATCTGGTCCTGGTAGCGTATGGGAAGTCACGACAGGTAATTTTCCATCCACGACTCCAACTGCTTTTAGTTTTCCTGCGGTAGCAGATGTTGCCGTAGATACCTTAATTCCATCTGAGGCACGACCAATTGGTGGTATTACTGGACTTGGTGCTGGTGTCACAGTACCAGTTGAATTGATAGGCACAGACTCTAGTGAAGTAAAAATTAAAATTAATAATAATTCTGTTGGTGTGTTTCCTGCTGCAGTCACAAATGGTGATATTATCACACTTTACATGAGGTCTTCTGCCGCTGTTAGTACTGTTAATAATCTTACTATCAAAGTAGGACTATTGCAGATTGCTGTATGGCAGATTCTAACATATGCAGGACCAGATCCTATTCCAAGTGATATCACTCCACCAGCAAATAGAATTAATGTTGTCCCAGGAACATATATCACTAGTGCTCCTGTAACAATCAATGGCATTAATGTCCCTGTAAGTATTACAAGTTCAAATCCACTTTCTACAATTTCTATTGATTATGATACCTTTGTTTCAGGACCCAGAGAATTTGATCCTTTAATAAACACCTCTTTCCGTATTAATTTATTAGCTGCAACAAATTTGGGTACAAGTGAAAATACAACTGTAACTGTTGGTACTACTGGTGCTCTCAATAATCCATTTATTTGGACGGTTACTACATATGTTTCAGCACCACTCAACCCAGTCGTTGATGCTGGTATATGGTATAGTAGAAAAACTAATAAATTTGATGGATACACAATCGGAACAGTTCTGCCAATTCTAAAGCAGAATGTTGTTGTTGGATATGGTGATTTGGATGGAGGTCTTAATGATAGATATCCAGGATTTGTTGAATGTGATGGTAGACAGTTAAGTCAAACAGATTACTTTGAACTTTATACTATCATCAAAGATACGTATAATAGAGGAAATGAATCATCCGGAAACTTTAGAGTTCCTGATTATAGAAATAGAAGAATTTGTGGAACTGGCACTGTAGACTCTTCAATTGGAAATGCTGTCTTCCTTGCTCCTAGTAATGGAAAACAATATACGGAACCAGGGGCAGAGGGTGGATATTGGTATTTTGATAAAGTAGATCCATTCGGTCAAGAACCATTAGAACAAATTCAGGGTGCGGAAAATGGCACTGAAGGATTGCAGAGTGACTTTTATTCTTTAGGAACAGTTAGAGTTTCTGGAACAGAGACACTTTTTGATGATATTCCATTTACAATTACCGGAGATGTTGAAGCTACAATTGGACCATTGCAAAGTGTTTTTGTTGGAGCTCCAGAACATAGTCATGGATATTACGCTGCTGTTCCTGAGTCTGAAGAAGGATATCCTATGATTGCATGGGGAAATGTTTCTAATGGTAGAAGTATGTTTCAAACTACTAGTGGTGGATCTGGTAGTAATTTCACTCAACTTGGCGAGGGTCAGAACGCTCCTCAATCTAGTTCTAGTATTCTCGATCCAAACCAAGACAATAACAACGCCACGAATATTAGATCTGGATGGGAAACAATCCTAACCTCAAAAAATCCATTTGTGGGCGGTAATAAGAATTTTGAAGCGTCTCTGCAGGCATATTATGGAGATGATTGGGTAAGTATCACTCAATTTATTCTTGATGAAGGTTTTGGTACTACAATGACTGGCGAAGATCCACCAGGAATCCGCTCCACCGGCGGTGGTGATCAAAATCCCCTTACTCAATTAACTGGAGATAACGATGCTGACAACTTTGAGATTTCATTCTATACATGGTTTATTAGTAGTAATTCTGGATTGAGTGGTGCTAACTTACAGGGAAGTTTAGGTGAATTTGCAATGGTATTTGACCTTAGACCAGCAACTTTCAATATTGAGAATTACCAATCTTCTGGTGGTACGACATTAACTCATAGTCATAAAATAACATTAGATCCAGTTGTTGATTTTCAAACTGACTATACTGGTGGTAATGAATCCGGACAAGGATCTGGAGGACAATATGGAGCTGGTTTAGGTAATGCTGCTAACACGGAAGAGGTAACCTTTACTCAGAGTGATATCTTTATGGAAATGACTGAAGGTGTATTTAATTTTTCTAGAACATTTGCTTTGCCTGTTCCTCAAGTTACTATGAAACCACAATCACAGGCACCAATTTTAATCCCCTTTAACAAGACTAAATATATTATCAAAGCTTACTGACATGAATCAAACTACAGAATGTATTGATTATAGACCACTTGAATTGATGAAAGATCCTAAGATCACTAATTTTGAGTTTAACGACTTTATTGGTGTGTGGGAAAACTTTATGCCATCTGGGGTTTGTGATGAAATTATCGCATATGCAGATCGTAATTTTGAGACAGGTTCTATAGTTTACAACATGAAAGACATGAGTGATTATTGTGAAGATCAAGAAACCATATATGAATCTGCAGATGTATATGGTGGGGAATTGAATAGAAAAGATTATTCATTTTTGATGAATTATCATAATCGAAAGCTAACAATCGCTATTAATAGTATTCTGAAATCCTGTACTAAACATTATGTTAATAAGTATCAGAGTTTATTAAATACTCCTTTAATCTCTACTGATATTAAGTTACAAAAGACTCCTCCTGGTGGTGGTTATCATCTTTGGCACTGTGAAAATGGTTTAGTTTCACATTCATCGAGAGAGTTGGTCTGGATGATTTACTTAAATGATATGCCAGATGGTGAAGCAGAAACTGAATTTATGTACCAAAGAAGAAGAATTAAACCCACTAAAGGAACTGTAGTAGTCTGGCCCGCTGGGTTCACTCACACACATAAAGGTAATACTGTGCTTACAGAAGATAAATACATCATAACAGGATGGTATATTAAAACCAAGTAAACTCATGACGAACTCATTGCTGGAAAAAGAAATTCTTGTAGAAGTTGATTTTCAAAATAACTTCATTCTCGACCAGGGACGTAGCAATCTCGTCGATGGAAGGAATCCAAAGAAAAGAAAATTGAATTTGGAGTTAAAGGCAAAGTATCTAGAAACAGTTGATTCTTTTTGGCATACAGATAAAGATGAATTATCTGTGTTTCAATATTATAGTGATGGAACATATTGGTGTCAGAGAAGAAAGAAAAAACATGATTTTGCTACAGAATCAACTTATTGGAATGATTACAGGTTTACTGGTGCATCTCCAGCACAAGTACGACAAATGTATGAATCTTTAGCAACTCTTCGTGAGGTGCAAAAAGAGGTTAAGAAACTTGAAATTGAAGAACTCATCAAAGAGATAGACCATGAAGCTATTTTTTACGAGCAAAGATTCTATAAATTGAGAAGGATGCGTGAATCTATCCTCAATTCTACTGACTTTAGAGTTCTTCCTGATGTGTCTGAAAGTTTTGATGGAGAAAGAGATATGTGGATTGCATGGAGATCATGGGTCAGAGAAAAAACTTTGATGCATCCATCAGATCCACTGTTTCATGATGAAACTGGAAAACCATCTGGATTAAAGTTCTTTAAATATGCATATGAATTTAAGTTTCCTGTTGATCCTAAGTATTATTATAGAATATATCCTGATGGAAAATTAGATGATGGTACTACAGATGCTCCTCCATTCATGGATCCAACAGATTCGGATCAATGGGTAAGACAAGAAGTTGAAGCATCTTCAGATTTCTATAGACAAAACGAACAAAACATTTACAATCTATCTGGAAGAGGAATTCCAAACAAACGATTCATCAAGGATTCTGTTCTCGAATTAATGAAAGAACTTGCAGTTGATGATATAATTCCAGTAGACTGGGATAAGTATTTTACAGACATATCACAAATAACAGAGTAACATTATGATTTTTGAAATTGATTTACTAAATGATGAAAATTTATATTATGTTAATAAATTATTTGATTATTTAACATTCGTTAGTGGAGAGGAAAGCAACGCTCCCATGGCAGCAAAAGGAGAAAAATCATGTAAGACATCATATGAAGGTAACTACAATATTGAGTTACAAAATTATATCGAACCCATAATTTATGAAAAGATAGGTTGGGAACTATGTTTAACACAAATGTCTCGCATCCATTATAGTAAGTTTTCTATTGCCGATCATTATGGTTGGCATTATGATAGTGTACCTATTTTGAATATGATACCACACTATAGCATGACTTGTTTTTTAAATGATGATTACGAAGGTGGTGAGTTAGAGATGCAAATTGGAGACTCTATTAAAGCATATAAACTATCTCCTGGTAAAGCAGTTTTTTATCCCACTAAATTTAAACATCGTGTTACAAAAGTAACTTCTGGCACACGAAAAGTCTTTTGTTCTTGGTTACGTTCTGGAATTAATGACACATTTTTGAGAGAACAATATATGCATATCATCAAGATATTGGAGATGGTTGATCCTGAGACTCAAGATGAATTACTTTCAGAAATTACGCTGCTTAAATCAAATGTATTGAGAGAGGGGGCAACGTGATTGACAGATATAATGATCCATTTGGTGATGAGAATCACCAAAAGATAGTTGAAGATGTTCTTGGTCCTAAGTGGGCGTTCGGTCATCGTTCCAATCCACATAAAAAGAACTATCCATTTTGGGTTCTCGAATTAAAAGATAATCCATTCTATACTGAATATCTTCTAAATATCATACAGGAGAAAACCCAACAAGAATATGAGTTATATGATGTGTATGCCAACGGACATACATTTGGCACGATGGGTGATTTCCATATAGACTGGCTCGATTCTGGTGGCAGTACATTCTTATACTATGCAAATGATAATTGGAAACCAGAATGGTGTGGTAAAACTATTTTTAATGTAAACGGTGACATTCAATATCAACCTCTCATTCCACGAACTGCAATACTCTTCCCTGGTAATATCCCACATATGTCAGAAGGAGTATCTAGAGCATTTGATGGATTACGTGTAACAATTGCTTGGAAACTAATACTAAAATGAATACCGATTACGAAGTCTTTTATTTTGATAATTTCATTGGTAAGTATGCTGCTGCCATTGGAAAACCAGTAGTTTATTTGAGAGCAACTGGATGGAATGCTAGTACAGATGTTGATGCTATCAATGCTTCTTACGATCTGTATAAAGATATTCTTCCTTTAGATCTTTGGACTACATTGAAAAATTCTGAACTGGTTTTCATGGAAGTAGAAGATATCTCAGATACTTTAAACTTTTTAAATAGTGACCTTCCCGATAGTCAAGCAACTACTACTACACCAGAGAATTATATCTTTTACGCATTATATAATGCTGAAGGACAAATTATTGCGAGTAATGAGTGATGTTTTCTGAAAAGTTTGCGGTACAAGAAAAATATAGTTTGTTAACACAGGAGCATATTTCTACGTGTCAACGTATGCCAGTTAGATTTACTTCTCTTAGAGATGAGAGATATGGTCCTCCAATTGATGATGCAGTAAAACAGAAATTAAACAAGTGGGTTGAGTATTTGCCACAACATGTGACAGACCCAATGCGTGATGATACAAACGATCTTTTTATTGAATATAAGGATGATACTTTATTGTCATATTTTGTCTGTAAAAATATGCGATTCTCTGTTGTAAGTGATACTAACATTTGGAGAGGATTTTTAAATAAAATTGATTGTTCTGAAGTTTATGGGTTAAGACCACAGATTCGCGAACTTTGTAGTTTACAGCAAGAGGGAACTACTCAAATCAATGGTATTGAATATTCTGCAGATGGAACGTTATCTGGTTTGAGAATATATGATAGTAGATTCAATCTTACCAATTATCCTTTCATGAAACCCGTTGAGGATTTGACGATTGAATATGAGCATGGCAATAGACTTGCTAATACATCCATCACATTATATCCTGATGGCGATAAAATCAAACTAAATTTGAATTTCTTCTACTCACAGTTTATGAATACAAATTATAAGAGTGAGAAGACTGTACCAAGAATGTATACCATGTATCCAGAGCAGGTTGACATGTATCTTGATACACTTGGTGTTAATGGAGAGAATATTCTCACACAAGAGCAAGTAGATTTTATTAAATTAAAGTGTGTTGGTGATACTTTCTTCCATTTAACATTTGTATATGATGCTGAGGGTACGTGTCAAGACATCTTCATGTATCATAACACGATCTCGGAATTTAAAGACTTGACAGTAGGTTGACACCTGTGCTATGGTAGCAGAGCGTCCGTCGAACCCCATGGATTGGAATAGTACCACAAAACACGAGAAACGTAAAGATGCGTTCTATATCTTCTATGAGAGCGTTCTCAAACCAGACTATCAGCTACGTCAGGACGCACATGATCAGGAATGCTATCATGAACTGCTAGAATGGCGTAGTGAGATCATCAAATACCTTGACAAACGTCGCAATGAAGACTTTAATGAAAACTGAAATCAACTGGAACCATGAGTATTCAAAACAGCGCAAAGATCGTATGCAAAATGCGATCGATGATTATCTCAACGATGATAAAGTATCAGCACGACAAACGTATGAAGAGATGCTATCTGGCGTCGATGATGTAAT